TAAAAGAAATGGGCTATGATGAAACTGATTTTATCCCTTGCGAACATTGCGGAAGTAAAGCAGTAGACATTCATCATATAGAATCTCGTGGAATGGGAGGCACTAAGAAAAAAGACACTATTGAGAACCTTATGGCGTTGTGTAGAAATTGTCACTATATTTATGGCGATAAGAAAGACCTGAAAGAATGGTTACAAGAAATACACAATCGTAAGTTACTTAATAGATGAAAGTTAAAATAAATAAAATCTTTTCAAACGAAAATAATCCCAGAGTCATAAAGGATTATAAATTCAATCAATTAGTTAACAGCATTAAGGAGTTCCCTGAGATGCTAGAGAAACGCCCTATTGTCGTTGATGAAGATATGATAGTGCTAGGAGGCAATATGAGATTAAAAGCCTGTAAAGAGGCGGGATTGAAAGAAGTCCATATTGACATTGCGAAGGGTTGGTCAGATACTCAAAAACAACAATTTATAATAAAAGACAACGTAGGCTTTGGTGAATGGGATTGGGATTTGTTAGCGAATGAATGGGAATCTCAAGAATTAAAAGAATGGGGACTTGAGGGCTTTCCTTTTGATGTAGACGATAAAGAAGAGGAAGAAATACAAGAAACAGGGGATTATAGCTTTCCTGAAGATCAATTAGAAAATTCTCACGTTAAAATGGTTCAGTTGTTTTTGTCTACAGTTACAGAACCTGAATTTAAAAAATGGGAATTAGCTTTGAGAAAATCTTTAAGCACAGACAACTTAACTGATACTGTTTATAAGGTTATGAAGGATGCTTATGAAAGAATCAGTTGAAATAATAAAATTAAAGCCGACTTTATCGGATAAGGATGTTGACAAGCTAAAAGGCACATTACTTAGCGAAAAGGATTATAACACACTTGTAACATATAATGCAGATGTATATTGTGAAGAAACAGGACAATGTATAGCTAAGTTTCGTAAAAAAGTAATTCCTTCTAACATTGCTTCAAACGCATACAACGCACTGAAGTCAGTTGCAATATCTTCATCAAACAGGGGTATTAGCGGAGGATCAATGAATGATAAAGGGACTTTCTCAGAACAAAGAATAAAGAAAGACGGTACAAAGTCAAACACAGCTTTGGTTGATGCTGTTGCAAGTGGTATTATAGGATACTTTGACAGGAATCCAAGAACGCCTTATTGTAGACAAACAGCTTTTAATGAAAAAGAATTTAACAAGTTTAAAAAAGCCTACCCGATAATAAAGTTTGTTGACAGAGCTTATGCAGAATTAATGCCAGAGCAATATAAATTACAAAGAGATGAAGCAGATAAAACTGCACAAGACTTTGTTATAACTGACACAGCGTTTACAACGGTTACTGTTAATAAGAATTGGCAAACAGCAGTTCACACCGACGCAGGAGATTTTGAAAAAGGATTTGGTAATTTAGTTGCATTACGCAAAGGTCGTTTTTTAGGAGGTTATTTTGTAGTTCCAAAATGGGGCGTTGCTTTTGATTTACAAAACTCTGATTTGTTATTGGTAGACGTTCATCAATGGCACGGCAATACACCTATCAAAATGCTAGATAAAGATGCTCGAAGGATTAGCCTTGTAATGTATTATAGAAAGAATATGATTCATTGCGGAAATTCTGATCAAGAAACAGATCGAGCAAAACACAGAAAGCAAGGAGATAAATTAAATTGATATGTGCGGTGTAGTAGGTTTTAGTTGTGTTAACCCGAACGAAGAAAAAATACAACTTCTAAAACAAATAATATTGCAAAGCAAAATCAGAGGTGTTCACAGCTTCGGATATTCGTATTGGGATAATGAGATCAAGACTAAGAAGTATCATAACATAAATGAAGTTGAATTTCCCTTAGCAAATAAAATAATTTATCACAACAGATATTCGACAAGCGGAGATTACAAAGACCACGCAAATAACCAACCAATAATAGCTAATGATATTTCATTAGTATTTAATGGTGTTTTGGATATGGGTACAAAAACAGAAATCGAGAAACGATACGAAATCAAAATGACCTCAGATAATGATGGAGAGATTATAAATCAAAAATGCGGCTCAAATAAAGACGAATTAAAAAGATTTATTAATAAAACAACAGGAAGTTTCGCAGGACTTATTCTAACATCTTCTAATGAACTTTTAGCCATAAGAAACCCTAACAGACCTTTATGGAAACTAAATCACGATAACGCTGTTTATTTTGCTTCAACAAAGGATATATTTAAAAGAGTTAATACAGGTTTTGAGCCAACACAATTAGAACCAAACAAATTGTATGAAAGTTAGACCTGCTACAATCCGAGATAAGGAATTTATCAAGGATCTATATAAAACAAATCCAAAGGATATAGGAGATTTTAATTTGTTTTGGGTTTGGGATAAGTATATTGAAGGAAAGGCAAAATATAAGTATGTTGTAATTGATGAATGTGGGTTTATGCGTTATGGTTACTCAAGAAAATATAATGCTTATGTCTTATATGAGATTGCAGTAGACCAAGAAGCAAAACAAAAAGGAACAGGAAGAGCTTTTTATGAACACCTGCCCAAGCCACTTATGTTAAAATGCAATCAAGATAATGAAATAGGAAATGTTTTTTATGAGTCAATGGGTATGACTAAGGTAGGAGTAACCCAAACAAAACAAGGAGTCAAACAGAACATATGGTGGACTTCATAACATATCATATAGAATCCTCTAAAGCGAAAGATATTGATCCAAGTAATGATTGTTTGAGATATATTTCAGATAGATTCGAATTAAATATTGAGCAACGATATTGGTTGGCGTTTTTATTTGGTACTTGTTACTCAGCAACAACGGTTTATTATATCTATAATGAATTTCCTGATTATGAAAATGTAGACGTTAACCGTCTTCAGAGATGGTGGGACGCAAATAAAAATAAATCCTTATTTCAAACAGATCGCCTAAGGGTGAAAACACAAGATAAATTTGTTGAGACTTTTGTAAGCTATAAGAATTTACTTAGCGGAATGTCACAACAAGATTATTTTGAATCATTAAGACAGCCAACCTCCCAAAATACTTATGACAATTGTTATTCTAATTTATCTGAGATTAGGAATTTTGGAAGATTCACTATGTTTATTTACCTTGAGATGATAAATGTATTAACTGGTTATGAGTTAGAACCTACTTATTTAGACTTAAAAAATGCAGAGAGTTGTAGGAACGGACTTGTTTATCACTTAGGTCATTACGAATTAGATACGCACGGTAATAATAAGAAACTAACAAGCAAACATATAAACTACCTTCAATATAAGTTTAAAGAGCTTAAAGCTGAAATTGAAAAGCTCGAAATACAACACAAAAATATATGGAACGTAGAAACAACCTTGTGCGCTTATAAGAAATACAAAAAAGGTAAAAGGTACATTGGATATTATATTGAGAGGCAACGTAAAGAAATCGAGAAAATGCAACTCAACGTACAAGATGGGGTTGACTGGTCTCCTCTTTGGGATTTTAGAAAAGAAACATATGACAAAAAATGGTTGAAAGAATTATAGCAATAGGAGGTATCCCCGCAAGCGGCAAATCAACTTTAATGAAAAAAGTATTAAGGGAGTATGAGCCATTAAAGAGTTTTAAGTATGGATTGCTTCGGGGTGTTTATTCCGAATCTTTGAACATATACTTTTTAGGTATTTATGACAACTCTGTTTTTTGTGGTACAGATAAATTAAGTATGGCCGTTCAGCCTCATTTTATAAAGATGATAGATAAGTTGCCTAAGGCTAAATTTGTATTTGAAGGCGACAGGCTTTTTAATCAAAGTCTATTCGATAAACAAGAATGCGAAATAATTGTAATAAAGGCAAACCAAGAAACAATAGAAAAAAGGCATAATCTTAGAGGGGACAACCAAACACCTAGATTCTTAAAAGCCAAACAAACCAAAATCAATAATATTCTAAGCAAGAATGAGGTCACCGTATTAGATAACAATACAGAAAAAGATGCTGAAGAGTTATTTAAGTATATAATTAACCGAATTAACAAATGAACAAAACCGAACAACATAAAAAAGCAATAATAGAGGCGTTGGAGAAATCTCTGGGTGTTGTAACGACAGCTTGTAAGAATGTAGGCATAGGAAGAACACAATTTTACAACTGGTTAAAAGAT